TATTAAATGGAAATAAATGTGTTGTTGGAAATGAAGACGTAACTACATTTCATATCGAAAATTGCAAAAAAATAAACATAGATTATTATTACTATAAAAACAAATGTTTTGGAGCATGCCCAAAATAGAATTTTTTAATAATTACAATAAAAATTGATTTATATAAATGTTTTCTAATAAGTATATAAACCAGTATGATCATCCCAGTTAAGTGTTTTACATGTGGCAAAGTTTTAGCTGATAAATATAGATATTATCAAAATGAAGTGCGCAAGCTTAAAATGTCTGACAAACGAAAGTTAAATGTAAATGACATTACTTATTTGACTCCTGAGTTTATTGACAAAACTCCAGAAGGCGAAGTTTTAGACAGATTAAAATTAACAAGATATTGTTGCCGTCGTCATCTTTTAACTCACGTGGACATTGAATAATTATCTGCGTATTATATATTATGGCAAAAACATTATCAAGAAAAAGTCATAGACGTGGTGTAAAAAGTAATAGACGCAATAAAAGTCATAAACGTGCGCGTAAACATAAAATGAATAAAACTAGAAAAACAATATATCGTGGAGGTTTTGGACCTGGATCAACACCTATTGGATATCCATTGGTTTATGGAAACACTTTATCTTGGCCGGGTGTATCTGGAAATCCCCAAGGAATGGGAAATCATTACGCTCTTAGTAAAGTAGGCATACCGTCTGGTCCATTTGATCCGCCTATTTCTTCTAGAGAAATTGCTGAACCTTTTTCTTCTTCATTCAAATATGGCGGCAGTTCTCGCAGAACAAGACATAGAAGTCGCGCTCATAGAGGAGGCGGATTAATGCCTCAAGAATTAGTTAATTTAGGGGATTCAATTAATTTTGGAGTTTCTTCTTTAGCTTCTAAATTTTTAGGTTCTGTTAATCAAGCAGTAAACCCATTTCCAACAGAAGATCAAGGCATTGATACTAATTATAAAATAATTCCAGCAAAAGTTCCAAATCTATACAATATATCTAAAATTGCTTATAGTAAAGCGGCATTAATGTAAAATACATTTTTTTCTTTTTATAGTTTATAATGAATCTTACAAAGTTACGTAACTTGTGTACACCTGCACTAGTATATTTATTTATAGAACTATGGATTATTTTAGGAATGACATATCAGAATTGGGATAATGATGCCTATACACTTTGCGTTGGTGAATATTCTTGTGGTGTAGGAAACAAAATAATGTTGGCAATAAGTAAATTAATTTATGTAGCATTTTGGACATTTATTCTTAACTTGATGTGCAAGGGTGGTTATAAAAACTTTGCATGGTTTTTAGTTATGTTACCACTTATTTTATTTTTTGTAGTTCTTACAGTCTTTATGTTATCAAGTGGCGCTAGACATGTAGGTTTAGAGGGATTTGAATCTAAACCCGTAGATAGATTAAACAAGCGCAATGTAACTCCTGGTGATTATGCAACGGAACAAGCGGTTAAAAATTACGATTTAGGAAGTATTCGTCAAGATTATAGTTTCCCTGATTTATCAGAAGAGGAACAAAAAGAATATGAAATGCCAGAGGGATTTGACAACAAGCATAAGAAAAAGGAAGGCATGTCTAATAAACGCAAAACAAAAGAAGGTTTTTGGGGCATTGGTAGAAAATCAAGAGAAAGACGTCGCGATGGATCCTGTGTCATGGGAAGTGTAACAGGTGCGGATTTGTCTGGATATCCAAGCCAATTTTCCAATGATTACTATGCTCAAGTATAAATATTTTAAGCATATATCGTTTTAGCCACATATGATTATAAGGCAGTTTTCTTATAATTATATTATGCAATTTATTATAAAATTATTAATTAACAGCGTTTTTAATAAGAAGGGCTTAAAAAAATATGATAATGTTATTATATATATAATGGACGAAACGGTTATATGGAAAATAATTGACAAATATTTTGAAGACAATCCGACTGCACTAGTTTCACATCATTTAGATTCATATAACGATTTCTTCAACAATGGAATTAAAAGTATATTTAAGCAAAAAAATCCGATAAAAATTATGAAAGATTTAGATGAAGAAACCAATGAATATAATTTTAGATGTAACCTTTATTTAGGTGGAAAAACGGGAGAGAAGTTGTATTTTGGAAAGCCGATAATTTACGACGAGACAAGAGAGCATTTTATGTACCCAAATGAGGCACGCTTAAGAAACATGACTTATGGAACAACAATCCATTTTGATTTAGAAGTAGATTTTTTTATAAAAGAAGAAGTTGAAGGTGTAACGAAAATTATAGAAAGCACTGAAGTGTTTCCAAAAATTTACTTAGGAAAATTTCCAATAATGTTGAATTCTGATCTATGTATTTTAAATAAATTAGACCGCCGTGTAAAGTTTAACATGGGCGAATGTAAAAATGATCCAGGTGGATATTTTATTGTAGATGGAAAAGAAAAGGTAGTTGTATGTCAAGAAAAATTTGCGGACAATATGATTTATGTTAGAGACAAGGGCGATGATTTATATAGTCACAGTGCTGAAGTTCGCTCTGTGTCAGAGGATGCTTCTAAGCCAATAAGAACAGTTGCAGTTAAAATGGTTGCTCCCTCATCTAGTAAAAAAAATGGTCAACTAGTTGTATCTATACCAAATGTTAAGAAACCAATTCCTTTATTTATTGTAATGAGAGCATTGGGAATTGAATCTGATAAAGATATTATTGCACATTGTTTGTTAGACTTAGAAAAATATTCTACTTATGTTGATTTGTTTATTCCGTCAGTGCACGATGCTGGAAGGATATACAATCAAGAAAGCGCGTTAAAATATATTGCATCTTTTACAAAAAATCCTACAATCCCTGGCGTACTACATATATTAACTGACTATTTTTTACCACATATAGGTGAAATGAATTTTCACATGAAGGCATATTATCTTGGTTATCTTACAATTAAATTATTACTTGTTTATACAAAAGAAGAAAAAGCTACTGACCGTGATAGTTTCAAATATAAAAGAGTTGAATTGACTGGTAAATTACTATATGATTTGTTTAACGAATATTACACTTTGCAACAAAAACACGTATTTAAAAAAATAGATAAGGAATATTACTACAATGGAAATTTATATCAAAGAAACTTCAAAGATCTAATCAATGAAAGTAACCTTAAAGAATATTTTAAAGAGAGACTTGTTGAAGATGGTTTCCGTCGCGGTTTTAAGGGAAATTGGGGTTCAGAAGAACACACAAAAAAAGTAGGAGTTGTTCAACCACTTAATAGATTGTCATATAATTCATTTATTTCACATTTAAGAAAAATTAATTTGCCATTAGATGCAAGTGCCAAAGTAGTAGGTCCCCGTTTATTGCATGGATCGCAGTGGGGAATTATTGATCCACTGGATACGCCGGATGGCGCAAATTGCGGTTTGCATAAACATATGGCAATTACATCTAAAATAACAAGTGGATGTTCTGGAATGCCTACAATAAAATGGTTGAGAAACTATGCAAACATGTTATTTTTAGAAGAATGCAACCCCAAATATTTGTCGCAAAATACAAAAATGTTTGTAAATGGCATTTGGGTGGGAGTCATAAGCAATCCAAATGAAGTAGTGTTAAGAATAAAACAATATCGCAGAAGTTCATTATTCCCAATGCATACAAATATACAATGGGATGTAGAGAACAACGAATTGTTTATTTACACAGATTCAGGAAGAATGTGCCGTCCAATTTTTTATGCGGATGAAACTACTGGTAAATTTAGTTATGATAATCCAGCTATTTTAGAAAATATAATCAATAACAGATTTACTTGGAATGATTTAATAACTGGTTTTGGTGCAAAAAAAGATCCGCGATTTAGCATTGATAGTTGCAAGTTATATATTAAACCTTCTGATTTATATGATGTTGCTGTAGATAACATTGAGGAAGCGCTAAGTCAATTAAATAGTTCACAAGCCATTATTGAATACATTGATACCTCTGAATCTGAAGGCGCCTTAATTGCTATAAATTCAGACCAACTTAAGGATGATAAAGTGTATACTCACTTAGAAATACATCCATCATTAATACTTGGTGTGCTCGGCAATCAAATTGCATTCCCAGATAATAACCCTTTACCTCGCGATGTGTTCGCTTGTGGACAAAGCAAACAGGCCATATCATTATACCACTCTAACTATCAAACCAGAATTGATAAAATGGGTGTTGTTTTAAACTACGGTCAAATACCATTAATTAAAAGTAGATATATGAATTACATTAACAATGAAGAACATCCATATGGAGAAAATGTTATTGTCGCGATTGGCATATTTAATGGGTATAATGTAGAAGATTCTATTTTATTTAATGAAGGTTCTATTAGACGTGGTTTGTTTAGAACTACATATTATTCTATGTATGAGTCAAGAGAAGAGAGTTCAAAGGTGGGTGGAAATTCAATTGATAGCCATTTTGCAAACATTGAAAAAGAGAATGTAGTGGGTCTTAAAGCAGGTCATGATTATTCAGATTTAGACGAATATGGTTTAGTAAAAGAGAATACTGAATTGAATGACAAAAAGGTTGTCATTGGAAAAGTTATTACAAATATAGAAGATCCTACTAGATCAATTGATGCATCTGAATTTCCTAAAAAAGGTCAACTAGGATTTGTAGACAAATCTTTTATCACTGAAGGAGAAGAAGGATTTAGAATAGCTAAGGTGCGAGTGCGAGAAGAGAGAGAACCCGGAATTGGTGATAAATTCTGCAGTCGTTGTGGTCAAAAAGGAACAGTTGGTTTAATCATTCCGGAGAGTGACATGCCATTCAACTCAGAGGGAATTCGTCCTGACATTATTATAAATCCTCATGCGTTGCCAAGTCGTATGACCATTGGTCAATTGGTAGAAACATTAATGGGCAAAGCTTGTGCAATTTATGGAGGGTTTGGTGATTGTACTGCTTTTGTAAATAAAGGTCCTAAAAATAAGAAATTCGGAGAATTATTAACAAACATGGGGTTCAATTCATCTGGAAATGAAGTTTTATACAATGGACAGACTGGTGAGCAATTGGAAGCGAACATGTACATTGGTCCTACCTATTATATGCGTCTCAAACATATGGTTAAAGACAAAATCAACTACAGAGACAAAGGTCCAAGAACTGTGTTGACACGACAACCGGTACAGGGACGAGCCAATGATGGCGGTCTACGCATAGGTGAAATGGAACGCGATGGGTTGATTGCGCACGGAGTTAGCAAATTCATTCAAGAATCTATGTTAGTAAGAGGTGATGATTATCATATAGCAGTTTGTAATCAAACTGGAACAATCGCTGCTTACAATGAAACATTAAATTTATTCTTAAGTCCAATGGCGGATGGACCTATTCAATTTTCAAACATAACTGAAATAAATGCAGATGTTGTAAATATATCTAGATTTGGTCGTGAATTTAGTATTGTTAGAGTTCCTTACGCTTTCAAATTATTGATGCAAGAACTTAGAACTATGAATGTTGAGATGAGAATTGTTACTGATAAAAACATAGATCAATTAACAAACATGTCATTTTCTGATAATTATAAAAAATTAAATCAGAATAAAGAAATATCGCTTTCAGAAATTATAAGTAAAGCTACTGGCATTCCTCTTAGAAAACCAAGAGTTAAGCGACCAGAGCCATTACCTAAGGGAGAAATTGAGAGAACCGGAAAAGAGCAAATCATTCCAGCACAAATGGAAAAAGAAATTGAAATAGAACCTAGAATTGATCCTGAACTTTTTGGATGGAGATTTGAAGGAATTGATCTTGAAACTGGAGATGAATATTTTGTGTCATTGATTATAAATGAAAATGGGTTGCCAACACAAAAATGGTTTGTTGCTGACCATGGTTATTTAGAGCCAGATGTATATGTAAATGGATGGAACAGTAGTGATTTGGTATATGATGATGGCACACCGATAAAGGTAGAAACAGTTATAAATGAATTGAAAAAGAGAAACGTTCCCAATAACTGGAGCAAATCAATTTATTTTATTAAATATAGCACACAAACCATGCTTTATAAGGATCACCCGCAAAATCTAAAAACGGGTTGTTTAATTCATCTAATAATCTAAAATTTAATCCTTCAACGGGTAATCTAACTGCAACATCATTTACAGGCGATGGTACTAATTTAACTAACACTGGATCTACTTTAAGTCCTGCTTCTGGAACTCAAAGAGTTGTTTTGACTAGTCAAACATCTGGAACAATGACTTCTTCTTCAACTTCTGAAAATTTTACTTTTGGTACTAATGGATTAAGTGTTGGTGGAAATATAACCGCTAGTGGAACAGTCACAGCAAACTCTGATGAAAAACTCAAAGAAAATGTGATTACGATTGAAAATGCATTAGATAAAGTATTATCTCTTCGTGGTGTTGAGTATGACCGTATAGACAGTGGAGAACATCAAATTGGTGTGATTGCTCAAGAGGTTGAGAAGATTATTCCTGAGGTTGTTTATGGTGATGAAACAAAGTCAGTTGCTTATGGAAACTTGGTTGGACTTCTAATTGAAGCAATCAAAGAACAACAGAAAGAAATTGATGAACTAAAGAAAAAACTTGCATAAATAAGTTTAAGTAAAGTGATATTGGAATTATATGGCAATTTTAGGTAATACTACTTTAACTGGGTGTAATAGTATTCCAGACTTTATTGCTGCTGGATCTTTGATGATGTTTCAGCAAACAGCATCACCTACAAGTTGGACTAAACAAACAACTCATAATAACAAAGCATTAAGAGTCGTAAGTGGAACTGCGGGCACTGGCGGCAGCACTGCATTCACATCAGTGTT